CAAAACGACCAGAGAAATACGTAGGTGATATTAACAATATCTTCTATCGGAGCAGCTGGGAGTTGAAGTTTCTAAATTGGTGCGACGCGAATCCTTCGGTATTGAAATACAACAACGAAGAATTAGTTATTCCTTATATATCACCAGTAGACAAACGACCACATAGATATTTCGTTGACTTTGTTATTATGGTCAAGACAAGAACTGGTAATATAAAGAAATACGCAGTGGAAATTAAACCTTCGGCGCAAACGGAACCTCCGAAGCAGACTAGAAAGACCAAGAAGTTTCTGACTGAGATGGCTACCTATGCTGTAAATACAGAGAAGTGGAAAAGCGCGGATGCATATTGTAAGAAGCACAATATGGAATTCATCGTTCTGACTGAAAAACAATTGTTCTAAGGGAATATGGCAAGAGAAAGAAAGACCTCACTTGAGTTGTATCATATTGATCCAAGTCAAGTTGTGAATTCAAAGAAATGGTTTGACGAACAAGTAAAGATGTTGTCAACCAAGAAAATCACACCCAACAGAATTATGATTGGTGATGGTGGTATGAACTTGACTTCTCGCCTAGTACCTGGTCGCCCAATCTTCTTTTACTATGATCCAAAGTTCAAAGAAACTCTGCCTTACTATGACCAGTTTCCTTTGGTCATTCCTTATGCGAAGACAGAGAATGGTTTTATTGGATTGAATCTACATTATCTAGATTATCGTCCTCGTATGATGTTGTTCAAAGAATTGACAGCCATATACGAGAAGGGTGGAGCAGATACTGCTAAGATTAAGTATTCCTGGGATCTTATCAAGGGAATGTCTAAACTAAAGGCAGCTGCTCCGTGCATCAAACAATATCTTCTTCCACATGTAAAGTCACCATTCTGCGAGATTCCCCATGAGTCCTGGTATACAGCAATGCTAATGCCAGTACAGAGATTCGTCGGTGCAACTAAAGAACAGGTATGGAAAGAATCATCTAAGAAAGCGCACTGGTAATCATGGATTCAAAGGCAACATTAAATGATTTTATTTCTAAGGTAAAATCCGAAGGACTGCTCACAGGCACTCACTATTATGTTATATTTGGTGACTCCACTGGAAAAGAAGTTAGTTTATTATGCGACAGTGTTAATCTTCCTGGATTAACAAACTCAACGACAGATATTCGGATATTCGGTGAAAATAGAGAAGTTCCGTATATGCCATTATATCCAAGTATGGAATTATCATTTATATCTGACAGAAAGATGATAGTTAAACAATACTTCGAACAATGGTCCAATGCAGTAGTAAACAGGACAACAAGAAATGTCGGATATTATTCAGATTATGTAAAACAGTTAGATATCATCGTAACTGATAAAGAAAGTAAAGCAGTTTATTGTGCCAGAGTATTTGAGGCATACCCAAAAGTAATACAGGATATTAGTTTCGGTTTCGAGAATAAAGATATCATCAGAGTAAAAGTAACTCTGGCATTCAAATACTGGAGTCAAATTCCTATAGATGAAGCAGGGAATGAGATTAGTAATAAACAAGAACTGTTCACGATAAACAAATCACAGAGTGGTGCGCAAGAATTGACAAAAGAAGGGTCTGGTGAATATCTAGGATCGCCACCTTTCTCGATCCGGCCACCATCACCTTTTGCATCTGGATTTCCACAGGGTGCGACAGCCCTTGGAAAAGATTTCGCATCCGATACTTCAAGAAGTTGTTCTGCTTCCTACGCTCTATTAAGCACAGCACCTGGAGGAAATGCAAATACATCTGCTCTCGGTAGTGGTATTCTTTCTCTTGGAAAGAGTTCCAGTGATTTCGGAGCTGCTCTTGGTAGTCTTGGTGCAGGAATTACCAGTATCACTACACCATTAGCTGATCTTAGTAATGCTACCGTTAGTATCTCTAATGTACTTGGCAGTATCAACACCGCAACAAGTTCACTTGGTCTCGGAACTCCATTCGCAAAAATTCAGTCTAATCTATTAGGAATTGGTGGAAACCTTACTGTCATATCAAATGTCGCTGGTATTCCTGGTCAGCTTAGTTCTATTGGAGCAAACATGTCAGCGATGGGATCAGTCTTCTCTAGTCTGACAAGTTCAATGAAGACTATTCCTGGCGGGAGCCAACAGATCTCTGATTCTGTTGGTAAACTCGGTGATGTCTATCAAAGCAGAGGTGATGATGTTTCCGGTGCAGCATCGCAACTGCAATCTGATGTATCCAGTGGAAAATATCAATGATAATTGTTATGGTAAATAATGGATATGAGTAAGAAGATTTCTGAAGTATTTGATGTAGAACCAGTTCCAATGGATCGGGTTACACTTCCCAAAATCCAAGAAGATGATAAAGACTCAAATGTATCATCGGATGCAGAACTGGCAAGGACAAACATCAAAGGACTTCTGAATCTAGGTAACAGAGCAATTGAGAGCGCACTGGAAATTGCCATTCAAAGTGAAACACCAAGATCATATGAAGTATTGGCAACAATGCTAAAGACAGTATCTGATATGAACTCTCAGCTGTTAGATGTGCATGAGAAGAAAAGAAAGATTCTTGAGAAGTCACCTGAAAAGAATATACAAACTGCTAATGTAACTAATAATGTAGCCTTCATTGGCACAACCTCTGAAATGAATGCAATAATTATGGAGAAGATGAAAAAACTATGAGATTATCTGAAGTAAACCCAACCCCACTATACCCAATTACTATTCCGTCAACAAAGAAGAAAGCGAAGTATCGCCCATTCCGAGTTAAAGAAGAACGTGCTCTGCTTGCTGCTCAAGAGTCTGAAGATCTTGGTGTGATGCTTACGACGTTGAAGCAAGTAGTTGAGAACTGCATCGAGCCTTCTTCACTTGTTGAGAATATGACGAGTTTCGATCTTGAGTATCTGTTTACCTTTATTCGGTCGAAATCCGTAGGCGAGTTCAGCGAACTTGTATTCCGCTGCGATACCTGCGAAGATCCAGAGGCCAAGGCAAAGGTACAGATTGACCTGAGAAAAATTGAAGTGTTTACTCCTGAGGAGCACAGTAATAAGGTCAAACTATCAGATCAAATTACTGTTCTGATGAAGTACCCAACAATGGATGAGCTGATTGAGATTCAGAATTCAACTGAGGAAGATGCTAAGCAGAAAGCAGTCTTGGCAGCAATGGAAACCATTTATGTCGAAGATGACGTATACCATGTAGCAGAAGAAACCGAGTATGAACTCAATGCCTTCATGGATAGCCTGACGAGCAAACAGAACAAGATGCTCGAGGATTTTTTCGAGACAATGCCTCTAGTTAGAATCGCAGTAAGATATACCTGCCCAATTTGTAAAGCAGAACATAATAAACACGTAAAGGGTCTGAACAATTTTTTTTAATAAATCTCTCCCACGAGACGCTGTTCAATCACTATGATACAAACTTTCAGTTAGTGCAAATACACAAATACTCACTAACTGAAATTGACAATATGCTGCCTTATGAGCGAGAGATTTATATTCAGATGCTTAATCTACTAATAGAAAAACAGAAGTCTCAGAAACAAGGGTAACATATGGCTACGACGACACCTAAGATGAAACTTAGCGAACGAGTTCAGAATCGCGATGAGCGAGGAAGATTCGCGCCTGGATTTCAAGAACCCGTCGATCAGCCAGAAGTTACCCAAGCAGTTAATCAAGCCACATCATCGACATCAGCAGCCAAAGTAGCAGTAGAAAGAGATACTAATCTACGCACTAATAAGTTGATGGAGGCAGCGAATGACATCCAGGAAGATAGCCTAGATGTAGATAAGAAACTACTCAAGGCAGTTTCTGATTTGACCAAGACAATGCAGTTTGGTTACAAAAGACAACAGGAAGAAAAGAAGAAAGGTATCGCTGGTTATGTCCAGGGAAAGATCGCCAGTGTAAAGAATGCGTTCAGCCTAGAAGGTTTGGCTGGAATGGCGGGCATCGGCAGAGATAATGGAACATTGGGCGGTGCTGTTCTTGGTTCTGTTCTTCAGAGAAGAGAAAAGAAGAAAGAGGAAGAAGCAAAGAAGGCTGAGTTTATTGCTAACTTCGGTGAGTATACTGACAAAGGAAGAGAGCTACGAGGAAGTGGTGATGCAGCTGGGATGAAGAAAGTTACAGCAGAAGGCGAAGTTAGATATCAGATGATGACGAAGGCTGATAAAGACATCTCTGAGTTAGAAGAGAAACAGAAAAAGGCAAAGAGTTTCGGTGGCGATCTATCCGAGAGTGATACTAAGGCATTAGCCGAAGCCCAATACCTAAAGAAAGAAGCAACGGCAGGCTTCTCTGCGGAAAAGAAACCAAAGAGTGAAAAGAAAGACGAACTTCTTGCTGGAGTCGCTGAGGGAGTTAAGTCGGAGATCTCCGCTCTTTCTCCTGAAGAAAAGAAAACATTAAACAAGGCAGATCCAGAATACCTAAAGGGTGTATTCGAGGGAGCACTTAGCAGTCTGACTGAAGTTAATGAGAAACAACTTGATCAGTTGGTAGCTCTCGTCCGAGCAAGCACAACATCAGAAGAAGATAAGTTAGAGTCTAAGAACAAAGACAATATGCTTACTTCGATTCAAGACCCGAAAGAAGAGAAGAAGAAAGAGGAAGAAGGTGGTGGTTTCTTAAAGACTATTACTGATTTCTTGACTTCTAAGATTGGTGGATTGCTGAAGATGTTACCAGGATTGCTTACTGGCGCACTGAGTGGTCTTGGAGCATTATTCGGAGGAGCCAAGAATCTAGCAGCACCAATTCTTGATAAAGCGAAAGATATGTTCGGAGGTGCGAAGAATGCATTACCAGAACTCGCTGATGCAGGAAAAGGAATCTCCAATGGAGCGACAAAGGCATTACCAACAATCGCTGATGCAGGAAAGGATGCAGTAACCAAGAAACCAGGATTGGCAACTAAAGCACTTGGTGGTCTTGGTAAAGTAGGCAATTTGGCTAAGGGTGTTCTTGGTAAACTTGGACCAGTCGCGATGGCAGGTATGGCTGCTTATGATGCCGTCTCTGGCTTTAATGAAGCAGGAGCAAATCTAGGCATCGAGGGCAGAGAGGCAACTCTTGGTGAGAAACTATCCTCAGCTGCTGGTAGTGCGGCTTCTGGTCTAACCTTCGGATTACTTGGTAAAGATACTGCATCGAAGGGGATTGCTTCATTGTTTGGTGCTGGTCCAGATGCTGAGAAAACAGCGATGCCGAACAGAGTAACGCAGTCAGGAGAATTAGCAGCAAACACTGAAGATCTCCAGACGATGAATAATAAGAAAGAAGAGCCAGCTGCTCCGACTGTGTTGAATAATGCACCGACGACAATTATCAATAACAATAAAAAATCTGGTGATGTGAGAACTCCAGTTAGAAATCCAGAGGTCTCATATAATCATAGGTTGT